TACAGATTTAGATATCCAGATGATTATGTATCCGACAATCTCACTGTATTGAAGTTTGAAAGAGATATAATCACACAAAAGAGGAGATCAAATCCACTTGAGGATATTATTAACGTTGTTGCAGGCACAGATTTTGGAACGACCCAAGACATTCCTTCTGGTAGATCAATACAGTATCAGTTCCTTAGATCATTCCCTATCGCGGTCAACTCGATGCCAGTGTCTTACGAAGCATCGCAACTTTTAAAATGCACTGTGTCAATGGCATACACTAGATATAGTTTAAATAATGTGAGTTTGAATAATCTACCACAAGCAAGAACTTTAAATAGAGGTTTGCCCAGTCTTGAAGATGGGCTTGGGTCTTTCTCAAATCCTAACTCAATATTAAGTAGAGCAGCTGAAGCTGTCGCTCCTGCTGGGGTAGATTTAGCAGACTTCTTGAGATAACCATAAATAATCACACTGAAAAACTCTTCGGGACATTATGCCTTTACCAAAGATTGCTACGCCAACTTATGAACTTGAGTTGCCATCTACAGGAGAAACAGTTCAATATCGACCATTCTTAGTTAAAGAAGAAAAACTTCTTGTCATTGCACTTGAGAGTGATGATACCAAACAGATTACAACTGCCATCAAAGCAGTGATCAAAAGTTGTGTGCTCACAAAGGGTATTAAGGTTGAACAACTTCCAACCTTTGATATCGAATATCTCTTCTTGAACATTAGAGGTAAGTCAGTTGGTGAGGACATTGAAGTAAACGTAATCTGTCCTGATGACTTAGAGACAGAGGTAAAAATCAATATCAACTTGGATGACATTCAAGTACAAAAGAGTGATGATCATACTGATAAGATCAAACTTGATGATAGTATTATGATGCAGATGAAGTATCCATCTTTGGATCAGTTCATTAAGAATAACTTTGAAATCGATGACAAGAACATGATGGATCAATCGTTTGATCTTATTGCATCGTGTGTTGATAAGATTTTTACTGAAGATGAGGTTTGGGCAGCAGCGGACTGCACTAAGAAAGAAATGACAGACTTCTTAGAGCAGATGAATTCTTCACAGTTTAAACAGATTGAATCTTTCTTTGAGACAATGCCTAAGTTGTCTCACTCTGTCAAAGTCAAGAATCCAAAAACCAAAAAAGAGAGCGAGGTCGTACTGGAGGGCTTAGCGTCTTTTTTCGCATAGGCATGGTTCACATGAACCTTGAGACCTACTTTAATCTCAACTTTTCTTTGATGCAGTATCATAAATATTCATTAACAGAAATAGAAAACATGATGCCCTGGGAAAGGGATATCTATGTTCAAATGTTAATGAATCATCTTGAAGAAGAAAAATTAAAGCAGCAGCAAGCGAATGCCTTCCGATGAAACTATCTCAAATCCATTGAATCCCAGAAGGCGTCGTATATCTTCTGGTAGTTTTAGCGCAGGTAGTATTGCATCTAAACAGGTAACACAAGGTGTTCTTAACACAAAACTAATCAAGAGTATCAACATTATTGGTGAAAGATCCAATGTTAATGCAAGAAAGATATCAATAATCAAAAATATTCTTGGTTATCAAAAGAGTGAGTTAAAAGAAAACCTATCAGCGATCAGTCCTCAAGCATTAATGTTGAGGAATCTTGATGAGATTCTTAAAGCTATACGGGATGAAGATAAGCAGGAGAAGAAAGATAGTGAATATGAAAGAAAGAAACGTGAAAACGAGAAGAGAAGATTAAGAGAAACAAAACTAGAAGAGAGATTTAAAAAGTTAAAACAAGTTGTTGCTGGTGTTATATCGCCAGTCAAGAAAATCTTAGATGGTATTGTCAAAGCTTTCATAGCATTAGTGGCTGGAAAGTTTTTTATTAAACTGCTTAATTATCTAACCGATCCAAAAAATCAAAAGAAAATAGAATCGGTTACGAAGTTTTTATCAAATAATGCGCCAAAACTTTTCGCTGCATATGTGCTATTTGGTACACTATTTGGTAGATCAGTAAGAAAACTAGCATCCTTCTTAATAAAAGGTTCGCTAAGATTAGCAGGTGCTGGTGCTCTTCTTTTAAAAAGATTAGGACTTAAGGGAGCAGGTCGCCTTGCTAGAACATTTTTAGGACCTAAAGGAAAGTTAATATCGTTCGGTATTGAGGCACTTGCGACAGTGGGTGCTTTTAAAGCAATAGAAGGTTTAGTATCATCATTGAGAGGTGGTGGAGAAGAGAAAGCATTCTCTGGTGGTGGACTTGTTGATGGTCCGTATGGAAACGATCGTGTGAATGCGAGACTCACTGATGGTGAGTTTGTCATGTCCGCCCCTGCAGTTGCTGCCATTGGACCAGCAGTTCTTGAAAATATTAATGAAAAATATGGTGGTAGTAATAAACCAAGAACAGTTGGCGGAACTTTGATGGCACAAGAGGGTGGTCTAGTTGGACCATCTGATCCTACAGCATTAACCATGATGAGATTGCTTGGTATGGGGTCCAGACAAGGACTGCAGGGCACTCGTGGTATGGGTGGTCGTGGACTTGGAGGAACTCTTGAACTTGGATATCATGGGACATCACAAGCAGCAGGTAGAAGCATTCGCCAAGGAGGATTTCTCCCTGGATCGAGATTGAATACGTTTGGAACAAGAAATGTTTTTGCTGCTCCAACCTCAAATATTAACACCATCCCTGGTGCTGCTCAAGCTTTTTCTCAGAAAGGTGGATCAGCAGGAAGAGGTGCTCTTGAAAGATTTGGGGACACTTTTAGATCGGCAGACGGGGCTGGCGATTTAATACCACTTGCTATGTCCCAAGGATCTGGTCCTGGAACAAGATTGCCATTTAATGCTTTTGGATTATCTGAGATGAGCACGTCTGCCGACAAAGCATCTAAAGGTGCAAGACTTGTTCAAAATGCGATGACAAAATATACAAGAAGTGCGAAGGCACAGCAGTTGTTAACTGCCGGAAGAACAACTGCAAAGTTGGGACCTCTTGCCAGATTTGGTAGATCATTGGGCAGATTTATTCCAGGTCTTAACGTTGCATTAGGTGCAGCTGAAACTGGAATGAGAGCTGCTGAAGGTGATGCAGTTGGGGCAACACTCGCTGGTGCTTCCATGGTGCCAGGTCCCACCGGGATGGCTGCTGCTGCTGGATTAATAGTCCATGATATTAATAAAGCATTTCCAACCTCTAGCATACGTGGTAGATCAGGTGCTCAGAGAGCGATGATGGGTAGACAAAATCCATCCTTTGCAATACCCGAACCGCCAAGTGACCAAAGAAGGGTTGTGGTGATTGACGAGCAACCAACAATGTCTACTGTTGAACCAGGTGTTGAAAGAAACACTACCAGTCCTATTCCACCCATTTCGCATTGGTCACACTCTGCTGCCAAGAGAACTACTCTGGGGTTATAAAAAATGAACACACAAAAACTTCTAGGTAGATCAGAAACAATCAGATCAGGGGATAATGTCTCCGGTAGCACTTTTTACTTGAGGGCAAATACAACTCTAGTCTCTATTAAAAATCTTTTGAAAGGTTCAGTTGCCATATCAAAAGCGAAACTTAGAAAGAAAAAACTTCAGGATGAGAAGAAAAGAAATGAACAGAGGGAACAAAACTTAGAAACAGAAAAATCAAAAGATAAAAAAAGTTTCTCAAAGTCTGCTAAACCTGGTGGTATTGGTGTAGTAGGATGGTTTAAAAACTTCATTGGACAAACTCTAAAGGGTCTATTTCTTTTTACTCTATTAAGAAATGCACCCATGCTTGAAAAAATTCTACCCATGGTTGTTGGTGCTGCAAACTTTTTGTCTGGACTCGGCATGGGTCTACTAAATGGATTTGCTACGATAGTTGACTTTGGTTACGATGCATTTAACTCGACAAAAAACATTCTCAAAGATGTTGGTGGAGAGAACGTAGCGAATCTTTTTGATGGTTTTATGAATGTGGTTGGAAACATCATTGATGTTTTAATCATTGCGTCGATTGTAAGGTCAGGAGGAGGATTCCGTGGACTTGGTAAAGGACTGGGAGGCATTTTAGGTTTAGGTGCTTTCAGTTTTAAAGATATTATAAGTAATCTAAAAGATTCGGTTGGTGGTAAAAAAACAACTAGAGTTACTTCAACAGGATCTGGACCTGGCACAGCTGCTGATATTGCTGCCAGGGAGAGACAAAGGCAAGCACTTAGAGAGGCGAGATTAACTGGTAATAAAAGAGATATTCAGATTCTTGAAGAGAGGGAAAAAAGATTTAAAGCTGAATCAAATTTGAAATCTCTTCAAGAAAGAGAAAGAATAAGAGAATCAGAAGATATAAAGAGGGCAAAAGAGTTTGGAAGACAGCAGAGAGCAAGACAAACTGCTTTAAGGAGAAGGCGATTAAGTGAACTAGGTTCCACTGTCTCTGAAAGAAAGAAAACAGCTCTAGCTTTACGTCAGAACAGACAGTTTGAACTCATGCAAAATTCGTCTGTAAGAAAGGCGATGGAGATAGATGCCTTTCTAGGTGGCACTGGTTTTACAAACAATCGAGTTGTTAAAGCTATTAGAAGAGTAAATGTTCTTGATAAAAAAATTGAATTAGCTCATGCAAAGGGGCAAATCGCTAGAGCTGATACATTACTTGCTATGAGAGAAGATATTCTTAATAAAGTAGGAATTAAAAAGAAAAAATTCTTCGCATCCACTCAACCACTAACACTACAACCATCGGGACCAGACCCAATTAGATCAATATCTCCTAAGGATTTAAAGATATTGAAAGAACTTGAAGGAAAGGGATTTGAAGGTATTCAAAAGAGAATGAGTAGTGCTCAAGCACAAGCTCTTAAAGATATGTCTGAAGATACGATCATAAGAGCGACCCCTAAACCTCAGACGATACGTCAGGCTAGAATCGATAAGGGCATGGATGAACTACTTGATGAAGTTCTTAAACCAGAACAAACTCCTGGACAAATCTTTGCTAGGGGTGGGAAGAAGGCAGGCAAGAGAACACTCCTGAAGATTTTTGGCAAAAAAGGATTAAAACTTATATCAAGAATCCCAGTTATTGGTCCCATTGTTGACTTTGGATTAAACCTTGCTTTTGGTGATCCACCGGGGAGAGCAGCATCTAAAGCAATCTTTGCAGGTATATTTGGTGGTCTTGGTGCTGCCATCGGAAGTATTGTCCCAGTCGCCGGCACCATCATCGGAGGTATCCTTGGTGGTGTAGGTGGTGATATTGTTGGTGGAATGTTATATGATATGGTTGCTGGAAGACTTGGACTATCAACAGAGATCGGTCAGGGTATTATTCCTCCGACCACTGGATTTATCGAAAGTGTTATAAAAAATGTAGGAGGTTTGGTCCAGGGTGTGACTGATAGTGTCGCTGGGACTGCTAAAATACTTGACAAATCATCTAAACCAAGGGCAGATAAACCATTCTCAATGCCAGACTCTGTATCATCTGACAAAGAGTTCTTGAGTGAAGTTGATAACTTAGCAAAGAAATACAATGTTTCTGTAGGTGATTTATTAGCAGTAATGTCATTTGAAACTGGTGGCAGTTTTGACCCTGCTCAGAAAAACCTTGCAGGTTCAGGAGCAACAGGTTTGATTCAGTTTATGCCATCAACCGCTAGAGGTCTTGGCACAACAACTGAGGATCTTGCAAGAATGTCAAGAACTGAACAACTGAAATATGTTGACAAATATCTTTCAAATAAAGGTATCGAAGGTAAGTCACTTAGTGACATTTACATGGCAGTTTTATTTCCAGCTGCAGTTGGTAAACCAGATAGTTTTGTTTTGTTCGGAAGAGGTGCGAGCACTTTCGGTTCAACTGATTATTCCAAACCAGTATACTATGATCAAAACCGTTCATTGGATATTAACAATGATGGTAGTATCACTAAGGGAGAGGCGGCAGCTAGAGTACAGAAAATCAGAGATAAAAGTGTTACTTTAGGTGATCAAAGTAAGAGAAATGTTGATCCTCTTAGAACGACCCCAGGTTATGCCAATGCAAGTTCATTCTTTATTAATAGAACGCAAATGATTGCGATGGCTGACACACAAACACCTACAGATACAGTTATCCAGACTCCAAGTGGTGGTGGTTTTGATCCATTTGATCAATTGTATAAGAGTTAAATAGTATAGAGGTAATAACTTATGGAAAGTAGGAAAGATAGGCAGGGAATTGATTCTGATCCCACAGTTATCAGTAATCTAAAAGTTATTTCTAATGAAGATCCTACGAAGTTTGCGAATCTCGCAGGAAAAGGTCTTGTAAGATTTTTGTATCATGAAAGCATGATGCATGATACAATCCATGCGACTATTGAGTACGTTGACACTGGCGATACTGATGATGTGGTTGGTGGTATAAACGTTCTAGAGGCACTTCCTATCATTGGGACAGAAAAAGTTGAGATAAAGTTTGAGGATTTTACTGGGGCAAAAATAGGAGACAGTCCCAAGTTAAATCTTTATGTGAATAAGGTAACACCGCTTGGATCTGATACAAGAAAGGGAGTTGTTCGTCTTGATCTGGTATCTAAAGAGTTTTTGCTTAACGAAAAAGTAAAGTTAAGAAAAAGATATGATGGAAAAATATCAGATAACATAGAAAAGATTTTGACAGATCCTATCGGAGAGGGTTTAGGAACTGAGAAAAATATTGATATTGAAGATACTCTTAATAACTTCAACTTTATTGGCAATAATCAGAAGTCTTTCTATACTATTAACTGGTTATCAAAGAAATCCGTTTCTGCACAGAATCAAAAGAAAGGAAAAAGTGCTGGTTACTTTTTTTGGGAAACATCGATGGGATATCATTTTAAATCAATCGATGGATTATTTTTACAAAAACCAAAGAAAAAGATTATCTATACAGAGACTCCTGATGAAATGGGAAAATATATTCCTGAGGGATATGATTACAAGTGTTTAGAATATAATAAAGACAACCTTATAAACGCATCTAATAAACTAAGAATGGGTGCGTTTTCCACGAGAATAGTATTGTTTGATCCATTTAAATGCGAATACGAAGTCATTACCCCAAACGTTGATGATTTCAAAGATGACTTGAAACTAGCTGGCAAAAAACTGCCAAAACTTAATAAAGAACTTGAAGTGCCTGGAGCAGAGAGAGAGTTCTCTAGAACAACATATTATCTTCTCGACAAAGGAACTTTGCCCTCTGGAAACACAACACAGCAAATAGAAAAGTCAGAGGAAGAAAACTTTGAGTACCGCGATGTGCTTAATCAGTCTATAATGAGGTACAATCAGTTTATATCTTTCGCTGCATCCATCACTATACCTGGAGATTTTTCTCTTCATGCAGGTGACATGATTCACTTGGATGTTCCTTTGTTAGAGGTTGACAAGAAGGACAATACCAGTAAGATGGATTCGGGTCTATATATAATAACCGATTTGACCCATTTAATTACGGGTAGTGAAACCTACACAAAATTAGATTTAGTAAGAGATTCATCCGGTAAAAAGAGGCAAGAGTAATGGAAAGTATAGAGAAGCATATCGAAGAGGATAAGAAAATCCTTCAAGATCCCACAACAAATCCACAAATGCGTCGTCACATTGAAGGCGAACT